GAATAAGACTCATTATCAAACTATGCCTTTCCCTACTACTGGCTCCAATACTGAGCTACAAGCTGTTAATCAGATCCTGGCGTCAGTTGGTCAGGCTCCTGTCACAACATTGACAACTGATGAAACTTTCGTACTAAATGAAGTTTCAAGCTTTACTGGTTCTATTTCCGGCACCACTCTAACTACTACAACAGCTAGCATTCCAGTCGGCACCTATATCGGTGGACCTGGTGTAACAGTTGGTACGTCTATTGCCGTTGCAGGCGTAGAAGTATCACCAGCTACAGATCCTGTTACATATAGCTATACTGTTAATATCTCTCAGACTGTTTCCAGTCAAACTTTAACGCAGTCTATTGCTACAAGTAGAATTGAATCACAAACCAACCCGGACGTTGCGATTGCACTCAACACCCTAAGAGAAGTGTCTCGTGAAGTACAATCAGAAGGCTGGTCTTTTAATAAAGAATCAGACTATCCAATTACACCTGACTCATCTAATGAAGTAATTATTGCTAACAATATACTTCATATAGATTTGAATAGAACTTATACACAAAATTTAGATAGAGATAGTGTTAATCGTGAAGGCAAACTTTACGATAAAACTGCTCATTCATTTGTCTGGACTGATGCTACCTTATACGTAGATGTTATTTGGTACTTTGACTGGCCTAGTATCCCTACTGTCATTCAAGCCTTTATCATTGCAAGGGCTGCAGCAATTGTGTCTAGTAGAATTATTGGTGATCCTAATCAATATCAAATTCTAATACAAAAAGAAGCTGTTGCTAAATCTACAGCTTTAGAATACGAATGTAATCAAGGAGATTATTCATTCTTTGGTGCTCCTAAAAGTGGTAATTTCTATAGAAGCTATCAACCGTTCCATACTTTACAACGCTAATGCCAGCAGTAACTCAGTTAATACCAAACTTTCTTGGTGGTGTCTCACGACAAAATGATGACAAAAAATTATTAGGACAAGTAACTGAATGCGTTAACGGTTACCCTGATCCTACCTATGGTCTATTAAAAAGACCAGGAATGAAACATACTAATGTATTAAAGAAAGCTGATGGTACTGCATTTACTAAGGCTGAACTAGATGGTGCTGCTTGGTTCTTTATTGAACGTGATGCAGCTGGATCTTACATTGGTGCTATTAAAGGTACAAACATTTATGTATGGACTGCAGCTGATGGAACATGGTGTACAGTTACTAATAACGGTGCATCATATCTAACAGGTACTACACAAAATAATTATCACTTCCGTAGTGTACAAGATGTCACAGTAATTACAAATAAAACTGTTACAACTGCTATGCAAGCTGCAGGTACTTTTGTAGCTGGTGCAGTGGCAACACTTAGATTAGTGGCATTAGTTGATTCATATTCATATCAAGTAACAATTCAAGGTATAACCACAACAGTTACTGCTCAAAACAGCACAACTTTTGATGACATGCTGATCTATGATTCTGGTAATGTTAATAATAGCCATCATCTTATTGATGCTATAAAAGCAACTATCGCAGCACAACAGGCTGCATCTAATTCAGACTTTGCTGGTGTATGGTATCTGGAAGGTTATACAAATAGTCTGGTTATTAAACGAACTACTGGTAGCAATGCTATTATCACTAATTACAGTGCAACCTCAGGTACAGCAGTAGCTTTTACCATTGAAGCAAAAGGTGGTCTAGGTAATACATCTCTCGAAGTATTTGAAGATGACATTAATGATATTGCAGAGTTACCAGTGGAATCTTTTCATAATCATTATGTAAGAGTATTAAATACTGACTCTGCTGATGATGATTATCATCTTAAGTATGTTGCTTATAATGGGTTGAGAGGTAGAGGTTACTGGAAAGAAACTGTTGCACGTGATGCATCACCAGGACTTGATGCAGCTACAATGCCATATCAACTAGAGAATACTGGTGCATTAACTTTTGCATTTAACCCTATTCCATGGAAAGCACGTGAAGCAGGAGATGATGTAACAAGTCCATTACCATCTTTTATTGGACACCCTGTTCAAGCCTCCTTTTTTTATAGTAATAGGTTTGGATTATTATCTCAAGATAATGTAATTTTTGGTGTTTCAAATGATACTTTTAATTTCTTTGTTAAATCTGCTTTAACTCAAATTGATTCAGATCCTATTGATTTAAATGTATCTAGTGTAAGACCAGTTACTTTGTCTGATGTTTTACCATCACCACAAGGTCTATTGCTGTTTAGTGCACGACAACAGTTTCAAGTGTATTCAACTGATGCTAGTATCTTAACACCCACTACTGCTGTTATCAGGTCATTATCTAACTATGAAATGGCAACAGATATAGCACCTGTAGATGTTGGTATTACTACTGCATTTATCAATAGAGTACCGGGCTATAGTAAGCTATTTACTATGCAACTACGTGATGTAGAACAAAGCCCACTTGTTGTTGACATCAGTAAGATTGTACTTGAATGGATACCTGATACTGTAGACGGTCTAACTGTTAGCCCACAGAACTCTGTGATCATGCTAATTGATAGAGCTACGTCTTACCTATATCTTTATAGGTATTATAATAATGGTGAGAAAGATCTATTTCAAGCATGGACTAAATGGGAATTACCAGGTATTATTCAGACTGCAGATATTATTAATGACTCTGTAGTTGTTGTCTCTCAACATGAAAATGAATACACAATAGGTAAAATTATTCTTGATGAGATCCCTACAGGAAGCTCTGTAACAGGCGCTACCAGCATCACTGGTAATACATGCCTAGACATGGCTACAAGGCCCGTCAAGCCGCACTCATCGGTCAATGCGGTGGTGTATGATTCAACCAATGGGGTTACTAAAATCTATACACCCTATACACCATTTCAACAGAAGGAAGCTATCATGCTTCTTAGTGTACCAACAGCAGATGTAGGTACAGCTGCAGCCGTTGACGCTGATGCTGGTTTCTATTTAGCTGCTACTGAACGTACTGAAATTGGTACAGGTTACCGTTACTTTGAAGTTAAAGGTGACTATACAAGTTATGCTGATGGTATAGTTATAGGTTATGGTTATGATTTTGAAGCAACCATGCCTAAGTTTTATTATAAACGTGATGCTACAACATCAGATTATACAGCTACATTAACTATATCAAGAGTTACAGTCTCTGTTGGTAGAACAGGTCCAGTTTTATTTAAAGTAAAAGCTGGTGGTTCTGATGAATGGAAGAATGTAGAATATGTAACTGATGCTGGTACATATCTAGCAGACAGTAGTCCTGTAACATCCGAACATCAATTTACTATACCAATCCATCAACGTAATACTAATTTTGAACTAAAAGTGACAAGCAATTTTCCATACCCTGTATCGTTGGTGTCAATGACATGGGAAGGTATTTATTCACCACGATTCTATAGGAGGTCTTAATCATGCCTTTTGGTACAATTCAAAGATGGATTTCAGGAGATGATCCAAACAAAAGAGCAAGACGAGCAGAAAGAGAAGAGCAATATAGATTAAATGACATAGCTAACAAAAGGCATGAATACGAAATAGACGTATTTGAAGCAGATAGAGACTTTTACAAGGAAAGTCGTGACTTTGCATATGATACGGCTGTTACTAATTGGGAATTTGGTAAAAAAATTCAAGATCAGCGGCAAGCGCAAGCTTTAGCTGCTTACGAAAAAAGTGAAAATATTTATGAAGGACAACTTGATTACAATAAGAAGGCAGAATCAACAGCAGTTAACGACCAACAAGCGTATATACAAGACCTTACTTTAAGCCAAGCGTTTCAACGTGAAGCACAGAAATCTGATTTAAAAAATCAAATACAATTACAACGTTCTGATTTAACAACTAAATTAAAATCAGAAGGTTTAAATGTAGCCAATGAAATAAAATCAGCAGCTATTGGTAAGGTAGAACAAAAAGTTAAATTATCTGGAATTAGAAGTAATCGTAGGATTGGTAGTGAATCAATCCAACAAACTTTAAACGAAATTACTGAAAAAAATTCTTTTGATAAAGAAGCTAAGTTTATTGAAAGTTTGCAGAAAGGTGGTAAGGCTGCCTTAGGTCAAGCAGGTGTATCACGTGCTAAAACTTTACAGTCTACTGCTGCTTCCGCTTTCCGTGATTTAGTTGCGCTTGATTCTAGTTTATCTGGTTCTAGAAATAAAGCTGCTATTGACTTACTAAAATTACAAGTTGACTCTAGTATTGAGGAAACACAAATCGGTCTTAATTTAGATAGACTTCAATTAGGTGAGTCTATTGCTAGACAAAGATATAAACAAAACGTATCTTCTGCTATGGAACGCACTGAAATACAAATTAATGCCGCTAAAGATGAAGCTAGATATAATTCACAAATTCTTAATGCTAACATGCAGAGTGCCATCAGTCAAATGGGACGTAACATACAACAGATTGAATTACAAAAACAGGCAGCTGACCTTCAAGCTCAAGCAAACCTTAATCTATTCCCTGAAGAATTTGATTATGCACCTGAACCACAACGGGGTCCAGAACGTAAATTTGTTGCACCAATTAAAACAGAAGCACCAATAGTTCCTAAAGGACCACGTGTGTCTACAGGTATTGACTCAGTATTTGAGGTGGTAGGTCAGGTAGGTGATCTTGTTGGAACCGTAATGGGTTTTGGCGATCTTGCCAAGCAGCTCCCTGGCTGGGACGATATGCTTGATTTCGGTGGTAAAGCTTCTGGTGGTACACCATTTGATTTTAACTTTGATTCTGGCCTTGGCAATACCATTGGAAACTTTGGCGGCGGCACAAGCTACTTTTAACTAACTAACTAACTATGGCACGACTACAATACCAACCCGCTACGAAACCAAGAGGATTCCAACCTATTCAACTTAGTAGGGCTGGTATTGCTCGAATGGAAGAAGAAGGTAATCGGGTAATCCGTAACTTAGAACAGCAACGTGACGCTACAAATAACCAGCGGCAAGATGATCTGCAAGCAATGCAGGCCAATGCTGACTATGAACAGCGAGCAGCAGAAAGAAATCAGAAAGCTTTAGAAACTAATCTAGAAACTGAAAACTTAAATATAAAAAATAAAAGGATAGCTGAACAACAACAAGCTGACGCTAAAGCAAAATCAATTGAGTCAACAGTAACATCATTAGTTAATTTTAGTAAAACTCTTGTTAAACAAGATGCTAAAAGAACCAAGCAGATGATCATAGATCAAACTGCAGAAGGTGCACAAGCAGCACGTCAAGAGTATCTTGCTAGCCCTAAACTGCAAAATGACTACGCAACAGTTGAAAGTCAACTTGATGTTAGTATAGAACAATATGATCAGGCTCGCTTTATTGCTGGTCAAGCAGGTTTAGACTCATCTTTAGGAACAGCTAAAAGTCTTGCAGCTAATCCTGGTCGCGGTTATTACTGGAAAAAGGGTTACTATAACGAGTTTATTAAACAGCAAACCCCTATGCTTGTTGACAGAGTACTTCAAAGTACTGAAGAACTTTTTGTCGATGGAAATGGAAAAAAATTCTCAGGTATAGAAGCTGTCACTGATCCTGATAAAATGCGTATTGTACTAAGTAAGGTGCAAAACGGTTTATATGGATCAACTGGTTTAGATATTAATTCACTTGAACCAGGATTTTTAGAAGATTCTAGTAAATATGTTACTAAATATAGTGAGACTAGAATACAACAAGCATCAAATATAGCAACTGATATTGTTTATGATAACCTTGCTCAAGAAGGAAGGTCTCATATAGAGCAAGGTAGAGTTGGAATGGGTTACAGGTTATTACTAAAAAACCCTAAAATTGGTAGAGAGGGTGCTTTAAAGGAAGTCTTTGCTTTATATTCTGCACAAAATGCTGACGGTACATTTCGTTATTCAGTAGACGAATTGGATAACATCCGGCTACTAGGTGATAAAACTATTATTGAAGAACGTGGTAATAGTCAACGTTATCAAGATGCTATCGCTGCTAGACGTAAGGCTAGAACAGACTTCCTCCGTGATGACCAAGCTAGAGTACGTACTGAAGCAAAAGAGTTTGATAATCAAGCTTATAATCAACTTGCGAATTTATTGCAATCTGAAAAAGACCCTTTAAAAGATTTAGAGATTTTAGATACTTATAAAAGTAGAAGAGCAGCACTCTTTAATAATGAAGCGTTGTCTGATAAAATCGTTAGGTTAGAAAAGTCGGTACTTGCAGGAAATTTAGCAGATGAAACAACTAAACTTGAGCAGCAAATACGATTAAAAACTTTATCTCCAGAATACATAGATAGTATTCAAAATCCTAAATTACAAGGACAGGCTTCTATAGCATATAAAGAATTACAAGCAGAAAAGTTTGGTCCTAATTATGCAGACACAAAAAAAGATATAAAAAACAGAGCAGAAAAAATAGCTGGTCTTAACCCTAATGTAGAAGGCCGTGGATCTAGACAAAGTTTTATGGCAATCACTGCTGGAGAAAATGAGTTTCAATTTGCTTATAAAAAATATAAAGAAGGAGGCATGCCAGACAAAGTAGCGGAAGAAAAGGCAAGGGAATACGTTGAAAAAGTTATGAGTGACACAGTAAATAAAGACAGTTTGTTTTACAAAACAACTGGTCCACTTAATACCCCAGTATTCCCTAAACTTGAAGCTAAATATAACACCTTAGCAGACTTAGCCTTGGAAACACGCCAAGAATTACGTAAGGGTTTGATAAAAAAAGGCATTTCTGTTTTAAATACACCGGGTTCTGTAGGTACTGAAGAAGAGCTTGTATCATCCACTAATGATTATTATAATAATAATGGTCAATTTAAATATAATTCTAACGAACTGTTAGTATCTAAACTTTTTAAAGTACCACCTTACGCAGTAAGAAATGCCGCTATTACAGCATTTAACAAAGCTGATGGTGGCAACCGTAGATTAATTGAACCTACTGCATTAGAAGAAGAAGTGTTTGATCAAGAACCTAGAACTTTAAAACTTATTACTGATACAGAAAGAATAACAAATAATAGGTTTAACCGTGCTGTTCATAGTGTGCCGAGTATGCCTAATGGTCCTATGAGACTTAAGGAGATCAGTCAAAGTACTGGATCAAAAGGTCAAATTTCAGGTAACGGTTATAGAGATACAGATGGTCAAGACACTGGAGTTAATATCGAGCTTTTCGGTCCTCAAGGGAAAACTGGAAAAATAGGTGATCATCAATCTTCAACAGGTGCATACGGTAACAGAGGAGTTCCAATTGCATTCCCATATGAATTAACCTATAATGAGGTTGTACCTGGAGGCAGAAATAAAGGACACAAAGCAATTGATACACAAGGTAGTACAGATAGAGTAGTAAAAGGTACTGCACCAGGAGGTTTTGGTCACGTAGGTTCCTATACTTATACAGATGAAAATGGAGACCAGTATGAAATCATGCTAGCCCATGGTGATAAACCTTTTAATGCATTTAATGAAGGACAAATAATTCCAGCAGGAACAGTCCTCGGTTATCAAGGTGCAAGCGGTTCAAGCACTGATGGTGCTGGTAGCGGATATGATCACATAAGTTTCCATGTTAACGCTTACGGTAATGGAGATCCAAATAGAATTATCAGGCAATTTACAGAATCACTAATTAATCCAAACTAAAAACAAACAACATGAACGATCCATTAGATTATTCAAATGTTGGCAGTGAATATGTGTTGAGTGAAGAAGATCGTAACAAGCAACTCTCTAATGAACAACTAGAAGAAATTCAACAGAGAGTTGATGCTTACGAACTGCAACAACAGCAACTTCAAGAACAAGAGACACAACCTCTTACGGGAGGTCAAACTGCACCAACATCTGAACAACCTGCACCTACGGGTGAGGTTACAACGCAACCTGAGATGGCTGCTGAATCATTTGATCCTACTGCACCATTTGATCCAAGTAAAGACTATTCTTACTACGAAGCCCAAGGCATGAGTAGAAATGAATGGAACCGCTTACAATTAAGTGGTGGTGTTAGCAGTGAAGTAGGAGGGTTTGCTACTGATCCTAGATACGCTATAGAACTAGCAACTGCTGTTCCTGTTGGTGGTGTATTAGATCCAGTCACTGATTTAGCTAATAAATTCCTACCAAAAAGTGCGCAGATTCCTAAAATAACACCTTATGAAAACGGTGTATCATCAGTAGTTAGAGCTATTTCTTCTGTTGTTGTTCCTACATTAGCCCTTCAAGCTGGTGGTCTTGCGTTAGCATCTAAAGCACAAGGAACTTCTACTAAAGTTTTAGGAGCTAGTAATGCCCTCAATAGGTTAGGTAATACTGCCTTCATGAAGTTTCTTGGAAACAGGGGTGTAGAAGCAGGTGCCAGTGTACTTGTGGGTTCATTTAGCTCTGAGTATGAAGAAGACAATGCTTTTGGTGCTCTAAAGAAAGCTTTACCTCCACAATATGATTTTATTCCTGATAGCTGGGCAACACTTGATACTGATAGTGCTGATGAAAAACGTATTAAAAACATCAATGAAGATTTAGGTCTTGGGTTTCTTATTCCGTTTGTAGGTTTTCTTGGTAAGTTTGGGTCTGCACTTAATGAAGTAGGAACAGTATTTAAAAGAGCACCTAAGATGGTAGGTGAAACATCACAAGCTAAGAAGATTATTGATGATTTAACACCAGCTGCTAAAAGTGATGATGCAGTAGAAGAACTATCTAGGTATGCTGCTAAACAAGAAGCAGATTTAGATGAGCTTGGATACTACAATCAAGCTATGAATCCTGATGCTAATGTTCCATTAAAAGGTATAAATGACCTTTATGATTGGAATGAAGTTGGGATGCGTTCGCTTGATGATTTTGGTATCATTGGTGCTAGTGTTGATGCAGTACGTGTTGCTAAAAACAAAGGATCAGTTTATGGTCGTTTAGGTAACTTTATTAGTGAACCTGCACGTAAGTATGCTATTAGTACACCAGGCGGTGTTGAAGAAGTTACACTTGGTCTTACCAAACAACTTAAAGATGCTGACCGTTATGGTATGGAAGCAGCTGATTGGTCAATTAGTTTTGATGAAATTTCTGAACAAGGTGATAAATTAGTACTTGAATTATTTGACCCTACTGTTGGTGTTGATGAGATTCGTAAAATTCTTGATCCTGTTATTGTAAAGAATGAGTTTGGTGTTGAGACATTAACTGATGAAGGTTATGCTGGTATCTTTAGGATGATCGATGATCAAGCTAAACAATTTACTGGTATGGATATTGCTAAAGCACAAGCTTATACTGCTACTTCTTTATCAGGTCAAATCGCTGACCTATCTGAAGGTGTTAGGCTTAACCGAGGATCAGCTGCTGTTGATCAAGCTAAAGAAAAGATTCGTGATAATCTTGCATATCTACACCAACTACAAGGTACTACTAAGCATTATCTAGATAAGAAACGTGGTATTATGCGTTTAGGTGAACGTGCCCGTGCATTTGGTAAGACACCAGAGCAACTTGTCAAACAAATCCAAGAGGAAACACCACAAACTTTACGTATTATTCAAGACGAAAGTGATAGGTTTACCCAAAGCTGGGAGTATTTACAAGATAATAACCCAGAAGTTCTTGATTCATTCCTTGAATTATATGAACTTAGTGATGGTAAGATCAATAGTATTACTAAAATGAATGAAGATATTCTTAATAGCTTTGTTCGTTGGCGGCCACTTATTGATGGTACTCCTGATGCACCTAATATTTTAGACCAAGCTGTTAGAGCTAATTTCTTTAATTCTATTTTGTCTTCTGCTGGTACAGCTGGTAGAGCTTTATATGGTAACTTAAGTGGATTGGTTGCAGAACCAGTGTCTTATTTTGCTGGTGCTATGCTACGGAAAGATCTTAAGTCTATTCAACGTGGTTGGATGGCTTATAGTGCTATCTTTGATACTCAAATGAAAGCATTACCTTATGCTGGTAAGATGTTCATGAAAGCATCACAAAATCCTAATAGTG